CCTTCCCGTCACATTTCAACGGATAATGAATATAGTCCATCATAACTGACCTCCATTACATGAATATTCTTATGGTTTTTTACTCATTTTTTCTGTTGATAATAAGTTTTATATTTTTTTCTCCTTTTATGATTGATTCAAGTTCTTTCTTAACAGAAGAAAAATATTCCTTGCGTGTAATTCCATTATCCACAAAAAGGTTGCTATATCTGTATAATTTTAACTCGTGATTGCCCATCAGCCCGACGATTCCCCGTTCTTTAATTGGACTAAATATCTCGATCATTTCGTCATCCCCTCCATCTCATCCATAACCTTGCGGGCTTCGGCGGGGTGGGCTTATCCCCTCCAGTCGGTCAATCTCACGATTGATGTACCACGATGCTTTTCGCAAGTCCTCAATCTCTTTTGCTGGGTCCTTTTTGCCGGCTCTCGCTATGTACTTCACAGCATTGCCACGGTGGTAATTGAGGTTTTTATCCTCGATAAAGTCAATGACCTCAATCTTCCCGTCAGTGTAATGTGCGGGGTGGTTTACATTGTCACTCACAATTAACACTCCTTTCCGCTGAAAACCCGTTAGGATAACGCTTTTTAAGCTTGTCCACGTTGTGCTGGGCGATATCGCCAAGACTTACTCCAAGTCCAGATGCAAGCTCTGCGCAGTACCACAGCACATCAGAAATTTCATCTATCAAATTATCCTCATCAAGCTCATGCCCCTGAAACAAGTGCTTTTTAACAATATCGATACATTCGCCTGCCTCACCGTTTAAGCCCATAACGCCGTTGAGCAGCTTGTCGGGTTTCGTTTTGGTCGAGCTTGTCCGCTGGGCTAATGCTTGGTATTCGTCAAAAAATGTCATTACATCAGCTCCTTAATCAAAATGTTCCTATCGTCAAGATAGAAGTCAGCGCCGATTTTTCGCGGGTCTGTGCCGTATTCTGATATGGCTCAACCTCCGCGCCGTTAATTTTGGTTACGTTTCCGTGATGTTTCATACTTCATTCCCCCAGCAATCCCAACCGTCGGCGTGTTGGCGGGCAAAAAGTTCTATGCGAGGTAAATCACCCATAAGCCTTTCTATTCGTTCTCTTGTTTCTGGCGGCTTTGCGCTGTGTCGCCCACGAGGTGATAATAAAATTTGTTTTATGTTTTTAGCAACTCTTTTCGGGTGTCCTTTCTTTGCGAACAGGCACAGTTCTGCGTTGCCGTTTGTCCAATGCCCCAGTCCGCTGTATATTCCGCTTCCGTTCGGGTTTTGTTTTACCCAACAGAACGCACAGGAGATATAGATGAATCCCCATGCTTCAATGGTTTTGAGTGCTTCTTTCAGTTTAGGCATAGTCGCCCATAAAAAGAGCGCACAATCTCTTTCGGAAATCCTTGCAATCGGCAAGGCACAAATATCGTCAATCGTCATTGTCGGATATGAAATCCCGCCCATCTTCGGGTCGTTGTTCTTGGGATTATCATAAGTCCACGGCGGGTCAGCATAAATAATGCTGTATTTCTTGTCTGTATTGAAAATATCTACTTTCACTTCGTCATAGCTCCTTTCTCGCTCGTGGCTTTATCCTGCATAGCTTTCCGTATTCGCTCATTGGCTATTTTGCAGTATTCTTCCGACAATTCAAAGCCTATGTAGTTTCGGTTGGTGTTGATACAGGCAATTGCGGTTGTGCCGGAACCCATGCAATTATCTAAGACAGTTTCGCCTTCGTTTGTGTATGTCTTGATTAAGTATTCAAATAATTCAACGGGTTTTTGTGTTGGATGAATGGTACTGCCCAATTTTTCTCTATTTATATTTAATATATCACAAGGGTATCTATATCCAGTGTCTTCATAGGGCTTAATTGACAAAGTAGGAGAATTAGATGCAACCACAGATTTAAACTTGGCATTTTTTTCACTTGGTTTGTTTGTTACCTTTTTACCATTATGTTTAACCATTTGCGGATTATAAGTACATTGCTTTTTATAAAACACACATATATTTTCAGTTAGTTTTCCCACTCTCTTTTTTACTTGCATAAAATTAGTAGGTTTTTCTTTAACCCAATATATGTCATATTTGTAATCAGATTTATTACTTAATCTTAGTTCACTACTAAATGGCTCTGTTCCAAAAAGAATGATTGCACCTTTATCTTTAATCACTCTGTTGTATTGCTCCCACAACTTATCAAAAGGAATTATTATATCCCATTTGCATTGAGTTGTACCGTATGGCAAATCACACAGTACCATATCAACCGACTTGTCCGGTATGCGCCCCATTCCTATAAGGCAATCTTCGTTGTAAATCCTGTTTAATTCAATCATTCGTCATAGTCCTTTCTCGTCAGGAAGGCTGCCGGCAATTAAAGCGCTGCCTATGACTTTTAATTATTTATAAACTTAATCGGAATCCCTTTAGCCTTAGCGTACCCATACTCCATATTGCACCCTCGGCTTTCCCGCCAGTTCCCGCACAGCCACAGTTCGTCACAGCGGCTTAACGCTTCAAAGCAATGCTCCATGCCGTCCAGATAGCTGAGTTCGTTGTAAAAGAATCCTGTGGCGTGTAGGGGGCTGTAAAATGTGCAGGCAGGGTGCTTATAAATCAACTCCGTAATGATTTTCTGTACCTTGTCAACATTCTTCATTTCACCGCCGAATGGGTGGGCCAAATATATCATCCGCATGGCTTGTCCTCCCGCGCTTCGGTAATTAGGTCTTTCATGACTTCAGTCTCCTTCCCATATTCCGTCCGTGCGCAGGTATGCGAACGCCAACAACCCCGCCAACGCCTTCTTTGCGTTACCTTCCGTGCCATCCCAATAATTCGCGGAAACATCGTCCGCCAGCTGTTCCATGGCCGCCTTGATGATCGGTATGCTTTCCGCGCCTGTCATCCCATAGATCGTGCGTATTCCTTTTTCGCCAAATACGCGGTAATAATGCTTGCTGTAATTATACGTAATATTCAGCCATGCTTCGGTTGTGCCTCCCAGCACGTAGTTGCCGCATCGCAGTAAATGTGGCGCGTCAAGCAAGATTGTTTCATTGCTGATCGGGTCGCACAGTCTAATGTCATAGCTCATTCCGTCCCCTCCGTTTCCGCGGCGATGGCTTTAATGCGTTCTTCCATCACGAGATCTCCTCTTTCCCAGCTAACCCGCAATAGCCGTCGTTCTTAATCGCTGAGTCAAACCACCGCCATGCCATACATTCATCTGCTAGACATTTCTCTATCTCGTGCGTGCAACACCATTTGTCTTTCGCTTCTTCAACGGTCATTTGTTCTCCTCCTTTGTAATTCTCTCTTTCGCTATATCAAAATACTTCTCATCTAATTCAATTCCAATAAAGTTACGGTTTAGATTTTTTGCTGCGACACCTGTGCTGCCGCTGCCCATGCAGTTGTCGAGCACGGTGTCGCCTTCGTTGGTGTATGTTTTGATTAGATATTCAAATAGTGCTACTGGTTTTTGTGTTGGATGGACGGTGCGGCCCTCAGAAGCGAACCGCAAAATGGATCTTGGGTAATTCGTGTGTGTCTGAACATACGATGTTTTGCGAGTGCCGCCCCCGTTGTTGTCAGTAACACGCGAACCTTGTTTGGTTGTTTTGTTTACCTCTATCAAGCCCTGGGGAAAGTAAGGAACCTTTCCTTTCGAAAAAACCACAATATCTTCATGGATTTTAAGCGGCTGAACCTTGGCCAGCATTTGATTTGCGAACCGGCTTTTTTCCCACACCCAGCAATACTTAAACATCTTCATATTGCTTGCAATTAACGTGGTGGTAAACGGCTGGCTCGCCGTCAGCACTATCGCCGCGTTAGGCTTTGCTATCCTGCGGTACTGCTCCCACAGCGGCTCAAAAGGAATAACCGAATCCCACTTGCAGGCGGTCGTTCCATACGGTAAGTCACACATCACCATATCAACGCTGCCATCAGGAATTTCCTTCATACGCTCCAAGCAGTCGCCTTGCATTAGCCATACGTTATCATCTCTGTAATCTTTATTCATCTGTAATCCTCCTCCCTCTCTAACCCCTCCGCCCCCTCCTTCCCCGCCAAACCGCAGTAGCCGTAATGTTTAATCGCTGGGTCACGCCATCGCCATGCCATACACTTATCAGCCACGCAATAAGCATCAAAATTTTCTGGTGCAAAAATATCGAAGATGCAAAGTTTTTTCCTTGCTTGGTCGATTATCATTCCTGTTCCCTAAAACGGAATAACATTATCCCACTTGCAATCTGTTGTTCCGTATGGCAAATCACACAATATC